GAATCTCTAAATCATTTCCTGCAAGTTTAAACAAAGCTTTATATGATGTCCCTGCATCTTGTTCCAACTCTATTGAGGGTGTACTACCTGTTGTTTTTATGTGCAATAGATTGTCTGGACTTGCAGTTCCTATACCTATACGTGTTGTGCTAAGAGATAGTGCAGTATCAGTACCTAAACCATCTTCTACATATTTAGCAGAAGCGTCAGCACCAACACCTTCAGATGTGATTTTTAGTAATTGCTTATAGGTAGAAGCAATAGTATTGTCGGTTAAAGCACCCATTTATCCTGTGTGATCTTCCCAATTAACGTTATCTTCATTCCAATCTAATTTGGATATATTCCAGATAACGTCATAGATAGAATTAAAAAAATTAACTATCTGTCTTCTAGTAGTAATATTTGGCATATTACGCTTTTAATGCTATCATATTTGTTGCTGTAGTATTTGATTGTTTTACGTGTGTAAACTGTACAGGTAGCAACTGACCACTAGCTACATTTTTAAAAGTAAAATCACTTCCACTTGTAGCTAATGTTACTACTACATCACCACCAACACCTACATACAATATTTGATATGTTGCTCCTAATGCTTGGTCACCAGATCCTCCACCTGAACCATTGTCAAAAGCAGTTACAACTAAACCAGTACCATATAAGTTTTTTTCTACTGCTGCTTGTGTAGCTTCAGTTGCAGTTTTTATTGCTCCAGTATCAGCATCTATTGTATCTAATACTGCGTTATCTACAGCTGAAAGATTAGCTGTTACTGTTCCATCTACTGTAATAGTATTTCCACCATCATCAATATGTACTGCTCCATCTGCTGCTAATGCTATTGGACCAACGTCACCACTTGTGATTGTATTAGATCCATATAGTCCACCTACTAACATATGTTTAGAAGAACCGTCTGACCAGTCTGCATCATCTACATAAACTGCGTCATCTATTAATTGTAACGCTGTAATCATTGTAGTTTGATTAGCTGACGTTGCACCACCAGAAGGTAATCCTGATGACATAACATCTACTTGCAAATGTCCATCAGCATCAACTAATGGTACATAGCTTGTTCCACTTCCTGCTTTGTTTGTATTAGCATAAACTAAAACACTGTCTTCTGCTTTATCTAGATGTACCTCAATGGCTATATCAGATCCTTCTGTCTTCAGGGTAACATTATCAATGTCTACCTTTAGAGCATCTTCACCTGAATTAAGTGCCTTGTTTAGTACTTCTCTTTCTGTAAATTTTAATGGATTTGCCATAATCTTACCCTGTTACCACATAACAATATTTAGTACCACTGCCACCTTGTCCTTCTATATGGACATGGGTTGCTCCGTTAGGTATATAAAACTTATGCGACTTACCTGCTTCTATTCTTAATGAATTGTTTCCGTTAGCATCTCCTGATGTTGTGTCAAAACCTATTGAACACAATTCGTCACAATATACATATAGTACAGTATGACCATCTGTAAGAGCTATATTTACTTCATCGTTTGTATCACTGTTACAAGTTGTACCTCTGGATGCTTCAGTCCATGCTGATGCATACTCAGAATTTAACGCTTGACCAGCAGAATACCTGTGAAGATCTTTTTTTACTGACATTATGATGCCTCCGTATAATTAGCTAGTTCTGTATTGATTAAGTTACCTTCACCATCTACAAGCGTAAATACATTTGTATACTCTGCTACTTCAGTCATAGATGCAGTTGCAATTTGTTGCTCTGTGTAACTTGCTTCTGTTAGTGTGACTTCTGTCACGATTCATCCTTATCTCTAGTTGCAGATGTAGAAGGTTCAAAACCTTGCAGCTTAATAACTGCTTTTTCTACTCTGCCTGTATTTGCATAACGCTTACCTTCTCTAACACCTTTTTCATATTGGTTATCCCAATACTGTGCAGCAGGTAATGTTTCTACATTTAATTCATAGCCACGTTGTATAGCTTTAGCTACGATAGCGTGTCTAAATTCGTTTGGTATATCAGGCTCTTCATTATAACCTGTATTAGTACCAGCGGTTCCAGTTGTTGCCTGGATAAATAAATTTGGTTTTTTAACAGCAAAGATAGTTACTGTTTTTACTTCAGTAGGAGATGTATATGTATATGCTGAGTCTTGTACAGATCTATTGACTATAGCAATAGCATCTCTTTCTACCCAGTATGCAAATTTTCTATTTTCAGCACTCATTATAATTCACCATTTTTTTTCATAAATTCTGTATGATCTACTGTACCAGCTTCACTATAATCCCCATATGTAAGAGCAGAATCAGCACCACCAACATATTGTGCTGCAGATTTATCCCCTCTCATAGCTCGTATAGCTAAATATTCTTTGCTCATAATTAATGCATCATCTGAGTCTAAAGCAAATCTTAAAAGTTGTTTGTGTTTTTTCTTCAAATCGTTTTCTCTAACAAAACCTTCAAAGAGTTTTCCTTTTGCTGGTCTATTTGTAAATTTTTCCCATATAATTTTATGATTCAATTGATCTTGCATCATTTGATTCATTTCATCAAATGCAGTTTTTTGAGGCTTTGCAGCCATTATGTTATATCTCTTTTCTCAGGTCTATTACCTAGTCTTGGTATATCGTACCCATCATAGTCTACAGATATAATTTCTAATATATCATCTGACAAACCATAGTATCTTTGGTTTGCTACTGTACTAAATGTAAACGCACCTGATAGCATTCTAGTTCTACGTGCAAACTCTTCCATACCTGCGTTAAGCCATAAACGTATTTGTGTTTCACTAACATCTGGATGATGCTGTCTTACCATTTCTATCATTTGTTTTTGCGTCATTTTTGTTCCACTATTCTTTGTAATTCTTTTTCATACTCAATTTTTAATTGTTGAGCAAAACTTGCTGTATTTGTTGCAAGTTCAATATCTTCATTGTTTTGATCTTCTGCTGCTAGTTTCATCATAAACTTTGCAGCTGCTCCTAAAGTAACTGCGTATTCTGCTGCATTAGGAAAATCAGATATAGCACTATCCCCATGTGCTACTGTTGGATACGTATAGGATAATATTTCACCTTCTTCTCCACTACCAGGTGCAGGTAGTATAATTAAATCTTTGCCTTTAAAATAAAATACTGGATCTTTTTTATTAACTGCATCTGCGTAGTATATACTACCAGAATCAGATAATGGACTACTTGCACTATAAGGTTTTTCATTTGCATAGTATCCATTTCTAGATATAGATAAAATTCTTTTATCATGGATACTTGTAGGATTACTAGTTACCTGGGTAACTGTAGCATTTCTAATAAGAACATCTTTTGGTAATCTATCTGCTACTTCACATGCTGTAGCTGTAAGCATATCGTTTAAGCCACTAGTGTCACTTAACGTTCTTCCTATCAAATCTTCTACTTGTAATTTAAATGTTTGCATTTATTTCCTTATAGGTTAGGGGGTAGAATTAACTACCCCCATCACCTTATTTGTTAAGTCGCTACTAGAATTCCACCGTCAACTCCACTGGATGCATAAGCAAACCATGTGGTGCCATCAGTAAATAGTTCTATATAGTCACCTTTAACAGATGTGTGATCAAACGCAATTGAGTCTGCTGCATCATCATCTGTTACATCGGAGTCATGGTCTACGTAATGAACTACCATAAGATCGCTTTGTCCATCACTAATAACAACATCTTCACCTCCACTATTAGATAGTGTAGCGCCAGCTGTACAATTATTAATGAATTTGTAGCAAATACCTACCCCTGCATTTGCAGGAGTTGGTAAGGTAATAGCGTAACCAGCACTACCTGTATCTGTAACCATAAAGGTTTTACCAGTATCAGATTTTGCCATTGTTTTCGCTGCATCTACGCTAACTACTCCAGCACTTGTTCCGCCTAGAAATGGTCTAGCCATAATTAACCTCCCTTAAGCTGTTATAGTGAATAACTTGTGAGATTCAATCAAGGTTATACCAATACCTTCGTCAGACATGTACTGATCCTTAACACCATCAAACGCATTATCAGTTTTGATATTTGTTTGATATACTGGAGGTCTGTATGTAGCATGGAAAAGATTTTCCTCTGATACGACCAACATAGTTTTGTTATAAGGACCACGCAATACTGGTGTTGGAATTAACATCAATACTCCATGAGGAGTTTCTAACTGACGATAGTTAAAGCCCATTGAGCTACGCTCAGAACCACTAATATTTACATTCCAACCTGAGTTGCCTGCAAAACCAGAAGAACCTTCCATCTTAGACCAATAGCTCATTGCACCCATTCCACAGAAAGCCATTTTCATGCCTGACTCTGGAACGTATTGGAATACTTTTTCCATATCATCTACAAAGTTACTGTAACTATAAGTAGCTTCAGATACAGTGAATTTATTCTGGTCATCGCCAGAAGTTTCACCATAGTCTTGTAAAGCAGTTACAATACCTTTGGTTGTACGAACTACATTTCCA